GTTGCATTCCCCATCGAGCTTATCATATTCAGCTCGATTCTACGGCCATCCCACTCAACAAAAGGTGTTCGCGCCGATAGCAGCATTTTATGCCATATCGGAGGTAATAGCCAATTGCATAGAGAGAGGGATATTGTATCACTCGCAGAAGATAGATCTAAGGTAGCAAAATTCCGCCACCAAGATCCTTCCTGTGCCAGCTTACGCTGGACCGCCTGCTGTTTGGGTAAAACTATCCCAATCCTAGTCAACACGAACTCGAGGTAACCCCCGAGTGCTTGCTGATAATAGGAGTTGCACAGCGGTTCTATGATGATACAACGGTCTATCTCGGCCGTTTTTGGTACGGTAGTAAGTTTGCCGTCCACTAACAAAGGGGCACCCATCCTCAACTGCGATAATAAGCAATTAAAGGAGGACTCCGACTTCGTATCACGCATGTAAAACTGCAATGCGTCTAACGTCGAGTAAGTAACCTGACATGTGAGCTTGTCCTCTAGGGAAGAAGACGAGCCAACACAGACCCCCGGACCGAACTTGCCAGTAGGCAATTCGGTCATAGGGTATTTCAGGCTGAGGCGGTCAAGAAATTGCCTCGCCTCACTCAACGCGACCTTGACATCATCGTCGGCGGTTCGCCAATTGAATGGTAAACCGCAAGCCTCGTTGCAATCAAGAAATTTATTGATCGCACGAATGGAAGCATCTTTTGCAGTGGCTCCCTTGCATTTTTTAAGCAAGGTTGTCAAGCAAATTGATGCCGCAATCTCCCTGGCCCCCAAAAGGGGTTCGGAAGGGCTAAACTTCGGTATGAACCCGAAGGCGTCTTTGATGTCATCCGTGAACGTATTCAGTAGCAACTCAGGTGAAAATCGAGCCATAAGTAGTACCTCATTGGACTAACCTGCAATCGGTTAGCAGTAAATCACAAAGAGCCCGAAGCAATGGTTTCATACCATTGGTCGAGTGCCTGAGTGAGTGCTCCGATATGCGCCGAGATCATCGCCTTAATTTGATTAAGGTCGATAGTCTCCGACGTAGCAGGGATATCCCAGCTTGTCCGCATCAACGCCACGGCGTTACCGCCGCCATCCAAGAGCACCGCCTTTCTGGTGAGCAGCTTATAGCTGTTCATAGGCCAGTTAGCAACATTACCGCTAATGGCCACATTCAGCGCGGTTCTCGGTGGAGCGAGCTTTAATGTGCTAGGCACAAAGAAGCTGATCGTGAACGGATGGCTAACGCTATTCGCGTTAACCCCGGTTTGCG